TCCTACTCGGCGAGTTACGCACTGGCGGCCGGTGCTGATCAGATTGCAGTTACTCCGAGCGGGGGTGTCGGTTCCATCGGTGTCGTCGCCATGCACGTCAGCATGGAGAAGTGGCTGGACGAGGCTGGGATCAAGGTGACGTTCATTCACGCCGGCAAGCACAAGGTCGACGGCAATCCTTTCGAGGATCTGTCGACCGAGGTCAAGGCCGACATTCAGAAGTCCATCGACAAGAGTTACGGGGCATTTGTCGCCCACGTCGCCGGCATGCGCGACATGGATGAGAAGGCCGTTCGGGCAACCGAAGCAAGAACGTATCGCGCCGACGACGCACTGTCGCTCGGCCTGATCGACTCCATCGCAACGCCGCAGTCGGCCGCGATGGCTTTCCTGGGCGAGCTTTCCGGCTCGAATCCGCAACGCAGCAAGAAGGAGGACGAAATGTCCGATGCAACGAAGCCGGGCGCCAACACTCAGGCCACCCCGGAACAACTGGCGCAGGCGCAAGCCGATGCCGTGAAGGCCGAGCGCGCCCGCGTGTCCGGCATTCAGACCTGTGACGAGGCCAAGGGGCGCGAGCAACTGGCTTCCCATCTGGCGTTCAACACCTCGATGTCCGTCGATGAGGCCAAGGCGATCCTCGCCGTCTCCCCGAAGCAGGACGCCGCAGGCACCAGTGCCTTCAAGGAGGCGATGGACAACGGCGAACACCCGAACGTCGGCGCCGATGCCGCCACCGGGACCGACAACGCGGGCGACAACGCTGCTGCGGGCATCCTTGCCGCCGCGCGCATGGCTGGCGTGCGCGGCTTCGAGTCGGCCAAGAAGCACTGATCAACCGAACCACTGAAGGAGAGCCGATATGGCTGTCAACGATCTCGCAGGCGTCACGACCTACGGCCCGCTCGTTCCGCAGGAACTGCTCGCGGGCGATCTCCCCATCAAGACGGCGAGCGCTGCTGCCGGTGCCACGATGGGCAAGTACACCATCGGCGCCCGCACGTCGGCCGGCGTGGTGGTTTTCGTCTCCGGCACGCACACTGCGGCACAGGCCGTCCTGGTGATGCAGGACTGCACGAGCGGCGGCACTTGCCAGTACGCCTATCAGGGGGTCTTCAACGACGACCTTCTGGCGGGCATCGCCGGCAACGCCACGCTCTACGCCGTGGCCGCGATGGACACCTTCGCCGAGCGTCAGGCGTTTTTCAACGGTCTGTTCCGCGTCGGCAAGGTCGGCGGCGGCTGGGCCGCGGTCTGAGCCCAGCAACCACAAGATCGAGAGGACTGAATCATGGCATTCAACAGCCCGTACAGCACGGCGCAACTTCTGGAAGTCACGCGCCACATCAAGTCGATCACTCCGTTCTGGCTGCAGTTCTTCCCGCGCCAGATCAACTTCGACACCGAAGAAATCTTCTTCGACAAGGTGGATCAGGACTACCGTCGGCTTGCGCCGCTGGTGGTGCCGAACGTCCAAGGCAAGGTGATGGGGATGGGCGGCTACTCGTCGCTGTCCTTCAAGCCGGCCTACGTCAAGCCCAAGCACGCCGTCGACCCGAACATGGTCATCGAGCGTCGTGCGGGTGAAGCGCTGGGCGCCGGCAGTCTGAGCCTGGGGCAACGCCGCGACGCCGCCGTGGCCGAGATCCTGCGTTTGCATGACGCGCTGCTGACCAACCGCTACGAGTGGCTGGCGGCTCGCGCGATCATCGACGCCTCGGTCACGCTGGCGAGCGACGACTACCCGACGACCACGGTGGCGTTCCAGCGCCATGCATCGCTGTCCTACGACGTGGGCGGCGGCGCGGATGCGTGGGATCAGGGCACGGCCGATCCGCTCGACGACATCCGCGTGGCGCGCATCAACGCGCACAACCGCTCGGGTGCCGTCATTCGTCGCGTGATCTTCGGCGGCAACGCCTGGACCAACTTCGCGGCGCGGGTCGACCTGAAGGCACTGCAGGACCGCAACTACGGTGGCCTGAACGTCAACATCCAGCGGGCCTACGACGGCTTCGAGGGCCAGGAGTACATGGGCACCTACGGTGGCGTGTTCGGCGGCGGTCAGATCGAACTGTGGATCGACCGCTCGAAGTACGTTGACGAGAACGGCGCCGAGCAGTTCTTCCTGGATCAAGACACCGTGGTCGGTGTCAGCGACGTGGAAGGCGTGCGTTGCTTCGGCGCCATCAAGGACTTCCGCGCCGGTCTCGTGGCGATGGAGCGGTTCCCGAAGATGTGGCAGCAGGAAGACCCGAGCGTGGAGTACCTGATGACGCAATCGGCGCCGCTGATGGTCCCGAAGAAGCCGAACGCGAGCTTCAAGATCCTGACGGTCTGACGACCTGACGGCGACACGGAGGGAGGGGTCTGACACCCCTCCCCCATTCCTCTCAAGGAGCCCCTGATGATCAAGCGAGTCCCTGTGGTGTCCGTCAGCGTTCGCCGCGACGGCAAGCGCATTTGGCCGGAACTCGGCATGCCGTTCGAGTTCACCGAAGAAGAAGCCGAGCGTTTCGAGCGCGTCGGCAGCGTGACGAACATCGCTACCGTCCCGGCTGACATGACCGTCGTCGAAGACAAGAAGTCTGCGACGAAGGTCAAGAAGTCCGAGGTCAAGGAAGACCTGTGACCTTCAACTTCGCAGAGGCGAAGGCCACGGCACGTCGAGCGGTCAACACGACGCTCGGCGTGCAGGCGTTCTACTTGGATGATTCGATCAGCACTCCCGTCGAGACCCGAGTCCGCTGGCACAACCGCATCAGTAGGCCCTACGGGGATCTCGCAGAGGGCGGCTACGCGGAGATCGTCGAGGGTGTTGATCGAATCGTCTTCATTCCCGAGGACGTGGACGGCTTTGAGTTCACGACCAAGCGGGGTGGGGTCTTCACCATTCCCGAGTTGCATCCCGGTGTCGAGTTCATCCTTGACTACAAGGAACCGGCCACCGGGCCACTCGAAGAAGCCTGGGTTGTGACTCGGAAATGAGCGTAGCGTTCGTCGTCGATGGTCTGAAGGATGCGCGTCGGTATTTCGACGCGCTGCCTGATCTTGCGACAGACGCTGCGTTCTTCGCAGTCAACGACACCCTCCGTGACGAGGAAGTGGCGGTGCGTCGCCAGATGGAAGTCGAGATCAACTTCCCTCGCGGCTATCTGAAGGGCAACCGATACGGCATCGGCAAGCGGGCTTCTCGCACGAGGCTCGAAGGTTCGATCGTCGGCCGTGATCGTCCGACGTCGCTGGCCCGGTTCGCCGAAGGCGCGACACGCGAGAACACGCGAGGTAAGCAGATCATCGTGCGCGTGCGCGGAGGGCAGCGTGTCTCGTTGCGTCGAGCCTTCTTGATCGAACTGCGGAACAACAACATCGGTCTCGCTATTCGCCTTCCTGAAGGCCAGCGGCCCGAGAAGGCCTACAAGCCTGTGCAGTTGACGCAGAACAGCGGCAAGACATTGCTGCCGATCTGGCTTCTCTATGGTCCGTCCGTCGATCAGGTCATGACGGGCGTCATCACTGACCGCACGACCGAGATCCAGGATCGACTGTTCCAGAATTTCACTCGTCAATTCGACAGGTTGAGCCGCCGTGGCTGACTCCTATCGCCTGCAAGTCCTCAAGGCGTTGACGACGCTCTTGGAAGGCACAACGCTAACGCCGATTGCCGGCGTGACGCCTGCACTTCCTGCGACGCTCGACGGCTTGGTGTTCCGCGGCCGTGCTCGCTTCAGCGACAGCGACCCGGCGACGATGCTCTCGATCCTCGAATCGCCGCGTCCCGGGCCATCGGTCTACGGCAGTGAATCGGAAGCGCGACGCGAGCAATGGTCGCTGCTGATCCAGGGTTGGTGCCCGGACGACAAGATCAATCCGTCCGATCCTGTTTACAGCCTGCTCGATGACGTCGAGCAGCGGCTCGACCGAGTGAACCGTCGTCGAACGAGCGACGGCGGCGGAAAGTACCCCGAGCATTTCCTTCTCGGCGGGCTGATCACGTCATTCGAGGCTGGCGCCGGCATTGTTCGGCCGCCGACCGAGAACGTTTCGAGCAGGAGCTTTTTCTATCTCCCTGTGCAAGTGGGGCTCGCTCGGATTACCTCGTAGTTAAAATCCACTTGCTGTTTTCCCATCCACTGTAGGAGCAAGCAATGCCCATCACGTCCGATCTCGGCGGCAAGAACTACACGCTCGGCCGTGGCCGGGTCTTCTTCGACCGCTTCACGCCGGCACAGGTTGCTGCCGGCATCACCGCTGCCACGCAAGGCGAGGGCGAGCGCTACTTCGGCAACACGACCGAATTCAACATGACGTCCGAGGAAGAGGTGTTGGATCACTTCTCGTCGGAGGGCGGCATTCGGGTCAAGGACGACTCCGTGTCGCTGCAACTCGATCGCACCGGCACGCTGACGACGGACCACATCGACGCGACGAACCTCGCGTTGCTGTTCCTGTCGGACGGCGCGACCAGTGAAGTGCAATCCGCTGCCGTGGCCTCGACGCAAGTCGTGACGGTCAAGCAGGGCATGTTCTACCAGATCGGTGCGAGCGAGACGAACCCCAGTGGTGTGCGGATCGTCAGCAACGTCGTCATTGCCAAGGGTGTCGGCTTTGCGACCAACGTCGCGGCTGCAACCAACTGGGAAGTCGACGAGGCGCTCGGCCGTCTCTACATCATCCCGGGTTCCGCGGACATCCCGGACGACACGGAAATCGAGATCACCTACGACGTGGCCGCCGCCACCCGTGAACAGGTGATCTCGAAGTCGCAGTCGATCTACGGTGCGCTGCGCTTCGTGGCCGACAACCCGAAGGGCTCGAACCGGGACTACTACATGCCGTACTGCAAGCTGTCGCCGAACGGCGACTACAACCTGAAAGGCGACGACTGGCAAACCATGTCGTTCACCTTCGAGGTGCTGCAGAAGGCGTCCAACATCCAGGGCGTCTACATCGACGGTCGCGCAGTGGCGAGCTGATCGGAGTAACGCATGCCCCTCGCAGGCTTTCAGCCAGAGCACCGGGTCATCCAGATCGGAACGACGAACTCGTTCCAGGTCCGGGGACTCGGTCTCAACGACGTGGCGGTGCTCGTGCGCGAGCACTTCCCGGATCTCGAATCGCTGTTCGAGTTGTTCGGGAACCTGGAACAGATGGACGCGCAGAAGATGCAGCCGCTCGTGCTGTCTGTGGTGTCGAATGCTCCGGGATTCGCTGCAAACGTCATCGCGTTGGCGGCCGGCGAGGGTTCTGCCAAGGATGCCGAGCGGTTGCCTTTCCCGATCCAGGTGCAGGCACTTCTCGACATCGGCGAACTCACGTTCAACGACGTGGGTGGCATAAAAAAAGCGATGGAGCTAATCGCGGCGCTCCTGAAGAAGACGGAAGTGAGCAACAAGATCACGAAGACGACGGCGAGAATCGGGTAATCCGGTTCTACCAAGGTCTTCGCCGCGATGTGAGTCTGCTGCTTTCGGAGGGCCACACCGAAGCAAGGAACTACCCCATCGGATTCGCGTGGTCGGAGGCACGGATCATCAGGCAACGCCAAGCCGCACGACGGCGAGCAGATGCGGCGCAGATGCAGATGGTCATTGCTTCAGTGTTCGACTCCAAAGCCGGCAAGCAACTGGCTAAGGTACTGAAGAGGCTCGACGAAAGTGATTGACCAGAAGCAAGTCGAACTTCTCATCAAGGCCCGGTTGCAAGGGGGCCGCGATCTTGAGTCGATCACCAAGTCGATTGTCGATCTCGAAAAGGCGCTCGACGCGCAAGCCGCTGCCGCTCGGCGCGGCGAAAGCTCCTTCAAGGAACTGACCGCTTCGCAGGAAGCGCTCAAGCAGGTTCAGCAGGAACTCGGCGCCCGGCGCGGCGCCTTGCAGGAACTGCAGAAACTCACCGAACAGATCGAGAAGCAGCAAGCGGCTGTCGAGAAGGCCCGCAACTCGCTCGATGCGTTCAACGCCAAGCTCGGCGAGAATCGCAGCGACGAGCAACAGGCGCGGCTGCAGCGCCTCACACTCGCCTATCAGAATGCCGAGAAGCGGCTGACTGGATTCCGTCAGTCGTTCGAGAACCTTGAAGCCGCGCTCAAGGAAACCGGCGACGACACGTCGAATGTCGCTGCCGCCATCGCGCGAGTCGACGAACAGGTTCTCGCCGCAGCGACTGCGTTCAACCGTGCGCGCGGCGAACTGACGAACTACAACAAGACGCTCGAAGAAGGCAAGGCGGCTGCGCGCGACTTCGCGCGTGAGCAACAACTGCTTCAACGCCTGCAGGCCGGCAATGAGGCCGACGCGCGCCTAGCTGCCGATCAGCGTGTCGCAGCGATCAAGAAGATCGAGCAGGCCGAGGCTGACCGACTGGCGATCATCCAGCATGCCGCGCAGTTCGAGCAGCAGCGCCGCGGTCGTGTGCAAGCCGACAGCGAACTCGCGGCGATCCGTGAGTCCGAAGAGTTCACCCGGCGCTACCTTGAGAACCAACGGAAGATCGAGGAAGCGAACAAGCGTGATGCCGGGCTGCGCAAGACCGCAGACGACGCTGAAGCGGCAGCACGCCAGTACAGCACTCTCGCCCGCGCCTCGACGAACCTGCGGCCGAAGATCGTCTCCGTGGCCGATGCGATCAAACAGATCACGTCGCCAGCCGAGAAGGCCCGCGAGACCCTTGATGGGGTCGAGAAGCAGATCCAGGAACTCGCATCGGGGATCTCCAAGATCAACGGGCCAGTCAAGGACGTCGCAGATCAATTCAGGAATCTCCGTGCGGCTCAGGACGCCATCTCCGGGCAGGCCCGCCTCATCGATGATTTCAGGAAACAGGCTGCGGCTCTGCGGGCCACGCGAAGTGAACTGAGTCAGGCGCGAGCACAGGTCACGCAGTACGCGGCGGCAGTCCGGGCAGGCGGCGACTCGGCGCAGCAGTTCATCAAGCCTCTCGCAGAGGCCGAGGCGCGCGTCAAGCGTGCTGCCGCGGCACTGCGCGATCAGATTGCAGTCACGCGGCAGTCACGCGACGCGCTGCGTGCGGCTGGCATCGACAACCGCAACCTAGGTGAAGCGCAAGAGCGGCTTGCTCGCGGTGCTCGCACGGCAACCGAGGCCACGAAGCAACTCACGACGGCAGTCAAGACCTACAACGTCGAGACGACCAAGGGGGGCGCCAAGGGCTTCTCGTTGTTCCGTGACGAAGGCCGGACCACGCTGTCGCTGATTCAGCGCATCCGAGGTGAGGTTCTTGCGCTGACTGCAGCCTATGTCGGGCTGCAGGGTGTCATCGGACTGGCTGGCGATTCGCTTCGTGCCTTCACGCAGCGTCAGGGCTTGGCGAATACCCTGGCGTTTGCGTTCGACACTGACGCGACAGGCCCTGAAGTCGCCGAAGAGATTGAATATCTCGCCGAGCAAGCCGAGCGGCTTGGCGTCAACTTCGAGTTCGCAAGCAAGAGCTACGCGAAGTTCTCGGCCGCCGCACGTCGCAGCGGCGCGGGCCTGGACGAGACACGGTTCATCTTCGAGTCGTTCGCAGAGGTCGCTCGGGTCATCAACTTGACGCCGGACGAGTTGAACGGCCTATTCAACGCACTCGGGCAGTCGTTCTCGAAGGGCAAGATTCAGGCTGAAGAACTGAGGCAGCAGATCGGCGAGCGTTTGCCGGGTGCGTTCGCGTTCGCGCAAGAGGCGTTGAAAGACGTCTTCCCGAATCTCGACAAGGCGCTTGAACAGGGCTTGGTCGGTGCTGAGAACTTGCTGACGGTTGCTGAGTCGATCCGTCGTGCTGCACAAGGAGCACTGAGCCCGGCGCTTCGCTCCCTGGACGCCGAGCAGCAGCGCTTCAACAACTCGGTCCTGTTCTTCAAGAAGGAGATTGCCGACGCCGGCTTTGCCGATGCCTACGTCAATCTGCTGCGCGAGTTGCAGGAGTTCTTCCGCAGCGACGACGGGAAGCAGTTCGCCAGAGACCTTTCGTCGGCATTCAGTTCCGTTGCGAATGTACTTCGGTTCTTGGTTGAGAACCTAGAACTGGTCAAGTCTGCACTCGTCGTCGTCGTCGCGGCTTTTGCTGGCAATATCTTCGCAAGCATCGTCACGCGCGGCGGCGCTGCGGCGAAGGCGATTCTTGGCGTTAGCACAGCACTGACGTTAGTTCAAAAGGCAGTTCTTGCCTTCAATGCATTCGTCATCGGCTGGCAGATTGGCGCGTATTTCCGAGACAAGTTCGTCGAAGTACGGCTTGCCGGCGTGGCGCTTGTCACGGGGTTTGCCGAACTGTGGTCGCGCATCAAGTTCGGCGCGATGGAACTGTGGGAAGACCTCCCGCGACTCATCAGCAATGCGTACAAGCGCATTCTCAATTCGTCAACTGTTTTTACTCGCACTCTTCTGACGATCTTGAAGGCCGGTGCCAATGCGCTCGGCTTGAAAGGATTGGGCGAAGGCATTCAGTCGGCCATAGACACATTGACGTTCCGCACGAACGAACAAGTGTCGTCGCGTGTTGCAGAAATTCGTCGCCAGTCTGAAGAAGACCTTAAGCGGATTCGTGAGATTGGGAACGACCTTGCTGATGAGGCGATTGCTGCTGCACAGCCGCAGCAAGTCAAGATTCAGCAAGCCGGAACAACCCTTGCCCCACCGAAGCGCACGCCGGCTGGGTCCGGCGAGGCGAGCGCTGCCGACATTGCCAAGCGGCAACGCGAGATCGAGGCGATCACGCGAGCCCTCGAAGCGCTCGACGCCAAGATCGATCGGTCGCAGACCGACACGTTGTCTGCGCAACTCGGAGCCATCGATACCGAGTACCAAGCGCTCGCGCGCCGCATTCAGAAACTCGGTGGCGAACAGGCCAGTCAGTTCCTCGCGCAACTTGAGACGGCTGTCGGTCAACTGAAGTTGCAGACGACGCGCAAGTTCAACGACAAACTCCTGGCCGAACAAGAAGCCATCCTGTCGAAGATCGAGCAGGCTGAAGCTGCATCGGGCCGCAAGGAGAAGGACTCACTAGACGCCCGCCTTGAGGCGATTCGGAAGTCCTACGAAGGCACGTACCGACAGATCGCCGACTTCCGCGCAACGCTCGAAGCGAACCAACGTGACACGGCGCCTGCTGACGAGGCCGGGCGCCGGCTCGACGCGACGATCCGCGAACTGGAAATCCTTGAGCGTCAGAAGTTCATCAAGGACGAACTGCAGCGACGCGAGAGTCAGGTCAATGATCTGCTGCAAAGCCGCGAGGCTCGGCTGCGCACCATTGCCGACAAGGAGGCTGCGGGCATCCTGACGCAGCAGCAGGCCGACGTCGAGCGGCGCGAGGTCATTGCTCAACTGCAGCCGCAGATCGAGGCACTGGCGGCGCTCGGCCGCGAGTTCGCACTGTCCATCGACGGTGCGTTCGATCCCGTGCGTGTGCAGGAGTTCATCGACAAGTTGTTACTCGCCATCGGCAGCGGCGAGCGGATGAACGCCGAGTTCGACCGCACGGGTCAGATCATTCGGCGTGGCATTGGGCAAGGCATTGACAACTCGCTCAACGCATTGCAAGAGTCGCTGACGAAGGTTGCGCAAGGCACGGCCAAGTGGGGGGATGTCTTCAAGGCTGTCGGTCAGACGATCCTGCAGACGCTTGCCGACGTGCTCGCCGAGATTGCCAAGGCGATCCTCCGACAGCAGATCCTCATCGCACTGCGGTCCATCGGCGTTCCCGTTGCTCACAGCGGCATGGTCGTCGGTCAGGGATCGAACCGCTCGCGGAATGTCTCTCCGACGTGGTTCGCCAACGCACCGCGCTACCACTCGGGCGGACTCGTCGGCCTGCGTCCTGACGAGTACCCGGCGATCTTGCAGAAGAACGAGGAAGTCCTGTCCAAGAGCGACCCCCGGAACGTGATGAACGGCGGTCTTGCTGCCCGCGGTGGCGCAGCGACGATGGCGCAGCGGTTCGTGCTCGTGGACGATCGCAGCCGCGTGGCCGAGGCAATGGCTGGCGCGGAAGGCGAGCAAGTCACGATCATGCACCTCCGCAAGAACCTGCCGACCGTGCGCTCGATGCTGAAGGGCGGCTGACATGGCGGTCGGTGCTGCCTTTCAGTTCGCCATTCCTGCGCCGCAGAACGCGGAGTTCACGGCTGGCGAGACGGCAATCTCGGTCGCATCACCTATCGGCACTGCCGCGGCACGCACGACATTCCACCTCGCCAAGTGGTTTGACTTCGAGGGTGGTGTCTACACGATCAAGTGCTACGTCGATGACGCGGCCACCTGGGTCGCTTCGGTCGAGCAGCAGAACGGGCGAGTGCTGTTCAGCAACACGGTGACTGACGGCGTTGCCGAGTACACCGTCTTCATCCCCCGTGGGCGCAAGCGGCTCGACATCATCCTCGTGAACCTGAGCACGAGCACGTCATCGTGCTACGTGGCTTTCTCGATCTGGCAGTACGGGAAACTAGTCTATGCCTCTGGCAGTGAAGGCTGGGTGTTCGACACCGCACCTGTCCCCGATGCCTCGATCCCGGAGATCAGCGACACCCGCCTGACCTATCCGTTCTTCTCGGTCATGCCCAATTGGGCGGGCGGGATTCTCGAACGACTGTCTTGGAATACCGACGTGCTGTCGAGCGAGGCCGACGTCGAGCAGCGTCGATCGGTTCGCCGCTATCCGCGCCGATCATTCGAGGCTTCGTTTCTCCGCAAGGGAATCTTGCGGGCACGCCTGGACAACTTCTTTACGGGCACCGGCAAGAACGAATGTCTTATCCCGTTGTGGCATGAACAGTACCCGTTGAGCACGGTTCTCGCCTCGACGCTGACCTTCCCGACCGAGACGCTGCAGTACCGTGAGTTTAATGTCGGCGATCTCGTCGTGGTGTACGTCAATCAGGCGAACTACGAGATCCTTGAGATCAGCGCAAGATACGACGGAACCGACACGCTGACATTCGCATCGGCACCTGTCGGCACATGGGGCATCGGGGCGAAGATCATGCCGCTGCGCGTGGCTCGCGTGCTCGACGCCACGCCGTTCAATCACCTGACCGACGACACGAGCAACCTGCAAGCTCGGTTCGAGTTGAAAGAGCCGTTCAAGGGGATCACCGAAGGATCGTGGGGCGCCTGTGCCCCGTTGTTCGGATTCAAGATCGACCGCCAGAACAACGTGACTGCCGAGTTCGATCGCTCGGTGTTCATGCTCGACAACGACACTGGCACGGTCGATGTCACCGATCCGGCACTGCGGACACGCATTGGCATGCGGGCCACGGTTCACACGTTCGGCCGCCGCCAGATGGTCGCATGGCGGGCCTTCCTGCAGAACGCTCGCGGCCGTGCCGTGTGTTTCTGGTTTCCCGACTGGGTGGCGCACATCTATCCGATCGGCGACATCGGCGGGATCTTCTTCGATGCGCGCGATGCCGGTTTTGCTGATTACCTGAAGGTGCCGCAGGACGCTCGATTGACGCTCGCCGTCGTGTTCAAGGATGGCCGCACGCCGTTCTATCGCACGATCGCCACGGTCGAGAAGGTTGGCGACTATGAGCGTTTCTACGTCACGGTGGCGCTACCGGCCATTGCGCTCGCCGAGATTGAGAGGATCACCTTCGTCTTGCCGAGTCGTTTCGACCAGGACTCTTTCGAGATCCAACACCTCGTTGATGATTCCGCAGTGCTGCGCAGCGGTATCGTCGTCAAGACGGCACGCGACGACGGGCTTCCACCCATTGAATGCTTCGTCACAAGCAAGCCCTATCCGCTCACGCCGCTCGACGAGATGACGGTTGATCCGTCGATTGTTGCAGCAGCACTCAAAGAGAAGTTGTACTACACCGAAGGCATTGCTCCTGCCGCGGATATCGTTGACGGGGAACTGAGGGCCATCCTGTCGACGTACAGTGATTGGCCGCCTGAGTCCATCGAGATCACGTCTTACGACCTCGTGTCCGGCGAACTGCGTGTCGCGCTGCTCGACTACGAGATGGAGGACGAGGCGATGGGCGTCACGCCGAGCATCGTTGGCGGCGGGCTGAACGAGCAACTGATTACTTACGAGGAATGGCCGGACGAGGCGATGGACGTCACGCCGAGCATCGTTGGGGGCACATTGGTATGAGTCTGATCGTCTTCACCCGCAAGATCATCGAGCCGAAGCGCGAGATCGTCATTCCTACCAGGGTGAGCGGTAGGTTCCGCCTTTCGCTCATGAAGCGAGACCGTGCGCCGCACAAGGTTCTTGAGTTCGACAACCTGATCACGAACGCTGGGCTGAATAGGCTCGGAAAAGTACAAGATCAGCCATTTGGAAGTCAAACCGTCAGTTCTCATTTTCAAATTGGCAGTGGAAACACCGCACCTGCTGTCACCGATTCGGCGCTCGCATCGTGGCTCGCTGGATCAAATGCTTCGGTAGTAGCAGGACAACTCGACACATACTTTGCCGGCCCACCTGATTACGCGGAAGTGAGCACGCTTCGTCGTTTCGCAGAAGGCGTCGGCACAGGGACCATTGCCGAGGTTGGTGTCGCATGGGCGGCGTCAGGATCTTTGTTCAGTCGAGCACTCGTGGTTGATGGGGTTGGCACACCGACGACAATCGAGAAACTGGCAGACGACATTCTCGATGTTGAGTATTTCTTCAGAACCTATCCCCCGCTAGACGATGTTTTGGGGGCCATCAACATTTCTGGTTCCAGTTATGACTACACGGGTCGAGCGGCAAGCGTAAATAATGTTCATGCGAGTTCAGGCCCGTGGTCATCAAATTATCATTTGTCCATGGCATTTTCTCTAACACAGGCATGCGCCGTTGCTGAAACGAATATTCTAGGGGCACGCACAGCCGCTCCGGCAGGTCGTGTTTCTCGTGGTACGACCCCGCCGATGTTGCCTTACGTGGACAATTCTCTTCAGCGGGATTGCACGTTCGAGTTCTCTCTGTCAGAAGCGAACTTTGCCAGTGGCCTCGGTGCAGTCTGCCCGTTCCGTCGTCCGTCTTGGGACAACCCGAAATACCAATTTGCATTCACTCCGAAGATCCCGAAGGACAATACGAAGGTTCTCAGCCTGACGTTCCGCCAGTCGTGGGGTCGGGTCTGACGTCCATTCAGAAGCACAGGTGATTCCCATGATCTTCCGTAGCGACCGCCCCACCATCGCCCGCAAGGCCAACGTCGGTCTCGCCGGCCGCTTCCGCATGGAGGCTGTCAGCAGGCGCACAGGGCGGCGTCGCGTGCTTGCCGACTGGTTCCCGAACCTGATCCTGAACAACGGGCTGAACACGTTCGGCACGATCTACCCGCAGTCGCGTTGCATGGTTGGAACGGGTACGTCGACACCTGTTGCTACGCAGAGCCAACTGGACAACCGCATTGCCTCTACGACGAGCGCGACGTCAATCGTGCGCGGTGTCGATCTGACTGACAACTATGCGTATGTCCGATGGACCTACAGGTTCAACGAAGGTGTTGCGGCAGGCAACCTCACGGAAGTCGGCATCGGTAATTCCGACACGTCCTGCTTCAGCCGCGCATTGATCCTCGACGGGCTCGGCGAGCCGACAGCAATCACGGTACTCAGCGACGAGTTCTTGGACGTCATTTACGAGTTGCGGCTGTACCCTAAGATCACCGACACCATCGCAGTGGTCAACATTGCAGGTATTGATTACGACACGGTTCTGCGTCCTTCGGCATTCTCTTCTTGGGGGAGTCTTTATTACACCAGATTCACTTCAAGCGGAATGGATACGGAAGTCCCTGATATCTACCCGATCATCTACGCTTCAGGAACTCTTGGTGACTACACGACCACGCCGACCGCAACTCAGATTGCATCTGGCACTTATTCGGCTGGAACCTACGTTGATAACAGCTACGAGATCACCCACCGCGCGACATTCTCGATTTCCCAAGGCAACGCCGATGTCTACATGATGAGCATCCTCAGTGGTGGATTCGGCCAGTGGAAGATGTCATTCGACCCGCCAATCCCGAAGCGCAACACCAACACGCTGATGCTCGACCTCAAGCTGGCCTGGGCTCGCAAGACGATCTGACGCACCATCATGGCCCTGCCGCTTAACACCTACTCGTCGATTGCCGTGAACTCCCTGTTCATGCCGCCCGATACCTTGCTGTCGTCGCTGCTGATCGACTACGAACTCGGCGGCGTGGCACTGAACAATCCGTCACTGGGCTTGCGCGTCAAGAACTGGAAAGCTTTCTACAACGGGAACGACGGATGGGTGTACCTGCAGCCGGGCAACGAGGCACCATTCCAGTTGATCCAGGACTTCAACATCACGGAAATCTCGCTCGCGTTCGATCAGAACATGAACGTGGCGCTGGCTTACGTCAGCGATGCAGTCGTCAAACTCTACTGGTACGACAACGCCATTCCCGGCTACACGACAACGACATTCGCCGATGCTCGCTCACCGCGGCTTGCGCTCGACGACAAGCGGCCAGCGATACTCGGCGCCTCCGATGTGATCTTCGCGTACATCCGCGGCGACACCCTGTACTATCGCCAGCAGCGTGATCGCTACCTGACCGAATACTTCTTGCGCGACAGCATTCCGGCATCGCAGCGACTCAGGAACATCGGCATGGGGCGTAACCTGCGCATGCAGTTCGAGATCGTATGACCTTCAACACACTCGAATCATCGATCGAGGACGGCAGGCCGGTCTCGCTCTACGTCTTCACGTTCGGCTCGACGGTGTGGCGCTATACCTCGGCCGACGAAGACCTCGATGTCGGCGGCAACACATACAAGGCAGCGGCGATCAGCGACGATGGCGTGCGGCAATCCGGTGAGGCTGCAGCCGACATGCTGACGCTCAATGCCCCGTCATGGATCGGCCCCGCCCAGGTGTTCATGCGTGGTGCACCATCGCAAGCCATCGAGTTGACGATCCTCGGCAAGCACGAGGGCAGTGTCGAGACGCAGGTTTTCTACTCGGGTGAGGTCAGTCAGGTCAATTACCCATTGCCCGGAGCCGCGCGGATCATCTGCGAGACGCTATCGGCCACCTTGGCGCGCGAGGGTCTGCGGCTGTCCTGGCAGCGGTCGTGTCCCTATGCGCTCTACGACCCGCTGACGTGCAAGGTCGGCAAGGCAGTATGGGCGACGCCGATCACGGTTCTTGCGATCTCAGGCAATGAACTGACGGTGGACGGCATCGGAGCACTGTCGGACGGCGATCTTGACGGAGGCTTCATCGAATGGGTCCATCCGATTCGCGGCATCGAGTACATCCCGATCGAGATCCACGAAGGCTCGGTTCTGACGGCATTGACGAATCTGAACGAGTTGTACGTCGGGGCTAGTGGCGATGCGTACCCTGGCTGCAACTTCACGCCTGAGAACTGCCAAGAATTCTCGAACTACGACAATTACGGTGGAGTACCGGGCTTGCCCGGCAAGTCACCTTTCGATGGCGATCCGGTTTTCTGAGGCTCAGACATGGACATCGTTACCGGCATCATCCTACTCGTCGCCAGCGTCGTCATCTCGGCTGCGCTCATGCCGAAGGTACAGCCGCCGAAGCCTGCGGCGTTCGACGAGTTCGACTTTCCGCAAGCTGACGAGGGCACACCGCAAGCAGTCACGTTCGGCGACTGCTGGTCGGAAGACTGGATGGTCCTCGGCATCGGGAACTACCGCACCACGAGCATTGAAGGCGACGGTGGGAAGAAATGACGACCGAACTGATCGTGACCATCAAGCATGTCCGCGATGCGCGGCTTTGCGTCCGTGGCGCTCGGATGTGGTTCCAGCGGCATGGCTTGAACTTCGAGCACTTCCTGTCGCACGGCTATCCGGTTGAAGTGATTGAAGGGACGGGTGACGCAATGGGCAAGGAAATCGCTTCCCGCGTGCGGGCTGAAGCGGCCGGCGAGGAAGACTGATGGCAATCATCGGATACCGCTACTACTTCGACATCCATATGGGTGTCGGTCGTGGCCCCGTGGATGAACTGATCGAGATCAAGGTCGGCGACAAGGGGGCATGGCGTGGTTCAGTGACGGCGAACTCGCAGATCACCATCGATGCCGGCAAGTTGTTCGGAGGTGACAAGAAGGAAGGTGGCATCGCAGGCACGCTCGACGTGCTCATGGGTGGGCCTACCCAGGTTGCGCCGGCTTCCATGACATCCGTGTTCGGCACGCTTCCGGGCTTCCGTCGCATGTTCACGCTGTTCTTCAGCGGTCAGATCAGTGCGAACAATCCGTACCCGAAGAAGTGGGCATTCCGGCATCGCCGCATTCTGCAAGGGTGGGACGGCGCGGTCTGGTATCCAGAGACAGCGGTCATCAACCTGATCCGCACGGTAAGCGAAGCCGAGAGCAATGCGCCGGGCAGCAACACCACGTTGAACTTCTCCGAGGCCATCGGTTTATCCGCCCGTAGCACAAACTACACGGTCAAAATGAGGGGTCTGACCGGCACGCTCACATCCGTCAGTCTCATTCAGGACTACTACTGGTCCTACAACGAGGGCGGCGGCTATTCGGCCATTGTGAATCTCGTAGCAGGCGTGGACTACACCGTGGCAGGCAATGTCATCACCTTTTTGACGCCACCGGACCCGCCCGACGCTCTGCTGTACACAACGATCAAGTACGAGGCGAACGTCGATCTTGCTGGCGCAGGCGAAGGCGAAGGCGAGGGTGGTCTTGGTGACACGCTGATCAAGTCGATGAACCCGGCGCACGTCATCTACGAAGCGCTGACGAACCGCGAGTGGGGCCGGGGGCTGTCGAGTGCCAAGTTGAACGACACGGCGTTCCGGGAAGCAGCCGACGTCCTCTATGCAGAGAACCTTGGATTCTGCCGTCGCTGGTCGCGTCGAGACGAGATTCAGACATTCGTTCAGTCCGTGCTTGATCAAATCGGTGCGGTGCTCTATGAGGACCGCCAAGGACTGCTGACACTGCGACTGATCCGCGATGACTACAAGCAGGACCAACTGCCGCTGTTCGACATCGAGAACGGGTTGCTTGAGATTGGCGAGGCTGCGGTCAGTTCTCCGACCAAGGTGGTCAACGAGATCCGCGTGACATACCGTGATCCGGTGACGAACGAGGACCGGGTTGTCCGCGCATCCAACCTCGCGGCGCTGCAGGCATCGGGTGGCTCGATCAACGTGCTGTCGAAAGAATACCCAGGTGTTCCGACTGCAGAGATCGCAAGCCGGCTGGCAAAGCGCGACCTCAAGGCGGCGGCGCCCGGCTTGCGTCGTTTCTCTCTGACGTTCGATCGTCGTGCGTTCTCGCTCTACCCTGGCGGCGCGGTCCGCATTCAGGACTTGCAGCGGAACATCCCCGACATGGTTCTGCGGATCGCATCGATCGACTACGGCACGCTGCGAGACGGGAAGATCAAGGTCACGGCTGTTCAGGATGTCTTTGGGACTCCGCAGCGCGGCTTCACGGTGATTGGGCCACCGACCTGGACGCCACCGACCTGGACGCCGTGCGTTGGCGACTATCAGTTGTACGAGTTGCCCTACCGCACGCAGTACCGTCGTTTGAGCACGGCCGATTTCAACGTGCTAGAGAACACTTCGGCGTATCTCGGCATTGCCATCGAGCAGGGCAACCCCTTGAACCTGTCCACGGATGTCGCGGTGCGCAGCGGTGCGCCAGAGGTCGAGGACAACCCGCCTGACGATTCCTACTACTGTGGTTACGGGGCCTGACATGGCGAACACGCACTACACGGCTCGCAATCTGTCATTGACCTTCTGTCCGGCCGCAGTCATCACTGGCGCGATCGGCCCGCTCGACACCCTGATCTCGGTCACTGGCCTGACGTCTCCGTCTCCGAACGACATTCGTCTAGGTTCGGCCGCGATGATTGGCGAAGAGATCGTTGCCATCGTCAGCCAAGCCGGCAGCGACTTCGGCATTGCGCGCGGCTGCGGAGACACCATTCCGGCGAGCCACGGTGCGGGCACGACCATCTGGTTCTTCGATGACTTCGTTGCAACCGATGGAATCGAGTATGCGGGCAATGAGACCATCGGCGTGAAGCCATTGCCTGAGACTCTGACGGGCGGCTCGGTCCCGATTGCCTACAGCCCACCCGAGGGGCTTACGTTCAACTACAGGTTCCCTCGTCCCTACCCGCCTGCTCAGGTCGAAGCCAATGGATCACCGTGGTTCAACCTCGTCGACATCAGCGGAGCAACAACGCAGCTTGACCTGACGTGGGTACATCGGAACCGCGTGACGCAGATGGACCTCCTGGTCGATCACACGCAAGCCAACGTCACCCCGGAGGTAGGTCAGACCTACACCGTCCGTGTGTACGACGATCTTGGCGTTTTGAAGGCCACCCACACAGGCATTGCTGCAATGTCGTGGCAATACTCTGTGCAGCAAATGACGTCCGACTTTGCTGCAGCAAGCACGCCCGGTGTCATTGCTGGATATCTGATGTTCGTCAGTGTGAGAGAAGGTTATGAATCACTGCAGCCTTACCGCATTGACTTTACCTTTGAATCAAGATCGCCTGTAAGCAACGATTTCACTCTGTCGTTCGACATTCAAAGTTCCGTTGTTCAGGATTTCTCATTTAACTATGACATCTTGAACTAAAATACTTTCCAGGCTCGGTAAGGAACCAATGCTTCTCACCCCCGACACATTAAAGGCTGCGACAGGTTGCACGCAAGAACGTGCCGACCTGTACGCGCCGCTGCTGTCCGAGGCATGTGGCTTCTACAAGATCAACACGCCGGACAGACTCGCGGCATTTCTTGCGCAGATCGGCCACGAGAGCGTTTCTCTCAAGCACAGCAAAGAAATTTGGAGGCCTACGCCAGCGCAGCGACGCTACGAAGGGCGCAAGGATCTAGGGAACACGCAGCCCGGCGACGGTGAGCGTTACAAAGGCCACGGACTCATTCAAACCACTGGCAGGTTCAATCACGCCGCAGTGCGAGACCGGCTTCGGAAGCACTTTGGTTCGGCTGTCCCGGACTTCGAGGCTGATCCTGAAAAGCTCGCAGAGCCGAAGTGGGCGGCATGGTCGGCAGCCGATTATTGGGACTGGAAAGGTCTCAACGAACTGGCCGATCGCGGCGACTTCAAGTTGATCACGCTGCGCATCAACGGTGGTCAGAACGGCGCTGCCGATCGTGAGCGCCGCTGGGAAATCGCACGACAAGTTCTTGGTGCTTCTACCAACAAGCCTGCGCCGATCGAGACGATCCACATTCCAAAGGAGTCCGAAATGCCCCTGCCACCCGTTGCGAAACTCGCCATTCCGGCATTGCTGAATGTCGTCCCTGATCTCGTCCGAATGTGGGGGAAAAACGGGGAAAAGGCCGAACGCCAAGCTCAGACCGTCGAGAAGGTCTTGGAAGTTGCAAAGGCGGCCACGGGGGCGCAGAACGAGCAGGCTCTTGCCGAGATCATCTCAGCAGATCCGCAGGCAGCGCAAGCCGTTCGTGAGGCTGTACAAGCCAATTGGTTCGACATCTTCGAGGCGCACGAGGAAAGTGTCGATCGTGCTCGCCGCTATGCGGTCGAGAATGCTCAGATGCAGGACGTCCGTACCGTCGTTGGACGCTTCACCTTCATTGAGTTCCTGACGTTGGTGCTGATCTTTTCGTCCTGGACCAGCATCGGCCTGCTTGCCTGGGCCGGGAAGATCACCGAATCGACCTTGGACAACATCGTCATGATCGCGGCCGTTGCGACAATCGTTGGCGCGCGTGAGTTCTGGATGGGTTCGTCTTTCGGATCACGCCAGAAGGACGACATTCGGGCTCAGGAGAAGGTGTGAAATGAGCATCATCAACCTGCGTCGCGGAGACGCGCTCGTGCTTCGAGTCACGTTCACCGAGGATGGCGTGCAGTACGACATGACGGGCTGGGGACTTGCTGCTTCGATGAAGTTCAGCAATTGCGCACCCGTTGACCTGGAGACTGAATGGATCGTCGGTTTCGTCAATGTCGGCCGGCTGCGCTTGAGTGCTGAAGAAACGCAAGGGCTCGAACTCGGTGAGTACGAGTTGAGTGTTCGAGCCACGTCGCCGGATGGCGACCCCATCTCAACCACGCCAGTCAAGATCGTCGTCAGAGACTGACTCGCTACAATTGGCTGTCCGATGTTGTGACTCGGGCGGTCGTTCCACAACCTGTTCAGGAGTTCACAAATGCCCATCGTCGCAGCAGACATCGATTTCCGCCTGTCGGGCGGCGCTGCCAATGCCGATCCCGACGCATCCCTTGGTGGAGCCAAGTCGTCGAACGAAGTCGGAGCGGATCTCTTCGACACCGTTGCCAGCGGTGAAGCGTCGGCCGGCGATACCGAGTACCGATGCCTCTACGTGCACAACTCGCACGCAACGCTGACGATGCTCAACTCCGTCATCTGGATTCAGACCAACACACCGAGCACCGACAGTGCACTCGACATTGGTGCCGGCACGAGCGCCATCAACGGTGAAGAGCAGACCGTCGCCAACGAGAACACCGCGCCTTCCGGCGTGTCCTTCTCGGCTGCACCGATCGAAGGTACCGCAGTGGCGCTCGGCGACATCCCGCCCGGCCAGCACAAGGCCGTGTGGGTTCGCAGGACGATCGGTGCTGCCGCTGCTGCCTACACGGACGACGGTGGAACGCTTCGCGTGAAGTGTGACACCCTGGCGTGAGTCATGAATGCATTCCAACTGTCTGATCTTCGCCGTGCTGCTGAAGCGCCGCTTGGATCGGCGTTGGAAGCGCAACTTGGATCGAGGTGTTCTGACCCCAATGCCGCGTTATGTGTGGCGTTGGAGTTTCATCAAAGGCGGCCCGTTCCACCTACTCGTCGGGCGAGGCCGACGCGACGGAACGCTACGGGTCGTCAGCTACAAGCCAGTCACGCCAAGCAAGCCGTATTGGGGCCACGCCGGCCTGTTCCGTGGCCGTGTCGTGTGGGGAGATCCACCGTGGCCGGATCAATGAGGAAGGATTGACATGCTGACTGATGCACAACTGACGACCCTCGCCGCTGCGATTGCGGCTGAGACTGACCCTGAGTTCGTGGGCTACCGGGATTCGGGTGCCACCGGCGCGATGGCCGAGTGGTTCAACGGCGCGGCCTCGCCCGAGTTCATCGTGTGGCGCACCGCCGTGACGCAAGACGAAATCATGCTGAACGGCTTCGACTGGGTGCGGGTGGACAACCTCGCGGTCGGAAAGGCGCGCATCTGGGTGTGGCTGTTTGGCAATGAGGCGCGCGCCATCAACCCGAGCAAGCCCAACGTACGCGCCGGCATCGACGAGGTATGGAAGGGCACGGCGGCTGATTTGGCTGTCCGCGCCGCCGTGTATGTCCACTGCAAGCGGCCGGCGACCCGTGGAGAGAAGCTGTTCGCCACTGGCATCGGTAGCGATGCCGAGCCTGGGCTTATGGTCTTTGAGGGCCAGGTGACCGGCTACGACATCGTGCGCGCAATCAGTCTGTGAGGCGCTGAATGGCAACGACCACATTTACCCAAGGCACTCGCAGCAGCGCGGTCCTGGCGCTGGGCACGCTCGCCAGCGCAACCTACGTCACGTCATCGGCCATCGACCTTGGCGCCTCAATCCCGTTCGATGTCGTGTTCGAGGTCGAGTGCAACCCGAACGGCACGCCGAGCGGTAACAAGCAGTTGGTACTGTTCGCCAAGTTGTCTCTTGATAACACGAACTACGGCAGCGGCCCGGAGTCCGGCACGACCGCGACTGGGGAAGCCGATCTGCACCTGATCGGCGTGCTGCCGACCAACGACACAAACGACCACCGGAAGTTCTTCAGCCTGCGCGACGCCGGGGTGCCGATCACGCGCTACTTGAAGCTCGTGGCGAAGAACGACATGGGCGTCGCCCTGACAAGCGGCAACGTCTATCAGGCCAACATCACCGCGACGACTGCGTAATGACGAGCTTGATCGTCAGCCGACCGTGGGCGCGTCAGCCGCCGTCGGAGATCGTGCTAAACGCGCATCATCCGCTTGCGCCGTATGTGGTGGGGCTGTGGAGCGGCAGCGCCCCTACTCGCATAGCAGGCACCTCGCTGACGAGTTCCGGCATCTCCTCGGGCGTCAATGGCGGCGGTCGGGCTGTAAATTTTGGTTCGTATTCCGGCGGGGGGATAGTCAACCTCCCGGACAACAACGAATTCCGCTTAGTCGGTGTCAACGGGTCATTAGTCGTTGGCGCGTCAATCGGCACCTTGACAAGCAGCACGTATCCGACTCTGTTTGCCATCAGAGACGGATCGACAACGATTTTTAACTGTGTGCTGGGTAACGATGCGGGTAACTGGACAGGCGGGCGCTTTGGGTTTGGGCTTGCGGGAGTTGATGCAATTTCAACGGCTTCCTCGGCGCGGCAAAATGAAACCGCTGTGTATGGCGCCGAGTGGGGCTCAAACGGGCGGACGTTATACATAAACGGCCGATACAACAATACAAATTCCAACACAAGCACTATTTCATCAACAACCATACAGCCGTCGATTGGGAATAGAATTACTGGCGGTCGCGCGTTTTATGGGGCAATCCATTTTGTGTTTATGTTCAACATAAACATAGGGGCGCAATGGCAGTTGTCGTTATTCGATAACCCGTGGCAGCTATGCGCCCCCCGCCAGATCATCGTCCCCTACGCCGCACCATCCGGCTACACCCATCCCACCCTTTCCGCCGCGACTCTCGTCCCTGCGGGCGGCAACACCTATCAGCCGCGCGTGAGCTACACGTTCTGACATGGCCCGCATCGCCTACTGGATCGTCGTTGCCGCTGCCGATTACACCGGCACGCCGCCGAGCGGGCTGCAAGTCCGCAACGGGCAGCAGAGCAACGGGTCCGCGACGGGCGTTACTGCGGGCTCGGAGGCTTTCGCGGCAGAGTTCGGCTCCGGCACGATCACCGAATCGACGGCGATCACTCTCAGCGCCGGCACGGCCTACAAGGTCGCCTGGACAATCTACGATGACGTCGAGCTGGACTACGCGACGGTTGAGGTCGGGGAGTTCACGACCAACGGGCAAGTCACGCAGGACCAAGCCCTCACCTGGAACACGCTCGGCAGCGCGCAGCAGGACCAAGCCCTCACCTGGAACACGCTCGGCAGCGCGCAGCAGGACCAAGCCCTCACCTGGAACACGCTCGGCAGCGCGCAGCAGGACCAAGCCCTCACCTGGAACACGCTCGGCAGCGCGCA